CGGTGTTCGGTCTGTGAACATCCTGTTTCCAAACACATATGGACCGGGAGACTCTGAAGACCCTAACCACACTCATGCACTTAATGGCATGATTATTAGAATGCTCAAAGCAAAGCAAGCCGGTGACAAAGAGTTTGTGGTTTGGGGCACTGGTTCTCCAATCAGAGAGTGGGCTTACATCGATGATTTTATTGACACACTGGTTGGCTCAATGGAGCTAGAAGGGCTAGAGTACCCACTAAACATGGGTCAGGAGAAGGGCTACTCCATCGCAGAGTCTGCGAAAACAATCAAAGATGTGTGCGGTTTTGAAGGAGAGATTGTCTTTGATACATCATTTCAGGACGGTGATCCCGTCAAAATCATGAGCAAGGACAGTTTCTTAGAAACTTTCAAAGATTTTAAGTTCTACAATCACCGAGAGGGGATTAAAAACACCATAGAGTACTACGATAGCATTTTTAACGGAGACAAATAATGAAAAAGATTTTAGTAACAGGAGGAGCAGGATACGTTGGCACGACATTGATACCAATGTTGCTCAAGAGAGAATACGAAGTTACAGTTTTAGATAACCTGATGTTTGGTAATGGAGACAGGTTGATTCCGTTTATCAATAATGAAAACTTTTCTTTTGTAGAAGGCGATATAAGGGACGAAAAACTCGTTGCTTCACTGGTCAAAGGAAAAGACGTTATCATCCATTTAGCAGCCTATGTTGGCTTCCCGTTGTGCCGTTTGAAAGGTGAGCGAGAGTCGTATGAAGTCAACACTCAAGCTACACGCTTTTTGGCTAGTGTCTTAGAAGAAGAACAATATTTGTTGTTTGGTTCCACTGGCTCTAACTATGGCGAAGTTCATGGGCTTTGCACAGAAGAGACTCCTCTAAATCCGTTATCAATCTATGGCAGAACAAAGACAGAGGCAGAGCAGATTGTCATGAGTCGTAAGAACTCCACTGCCTTCAGGTTCGCCACTGCGTTTGGTGTATCTCCAAGAATGCGTCTCGACCTTCTTGTCAATGACTTGACCCACAAGGCTATGACTGAGGGCTACGCTGTAATTTATGAGTCACACTTTCTCAGAACATTTATTCACGTTAGTGACCTTGCCCGCTCCTTTGTTTTCGCGATAGACAATCAAGAAAAAATGATTTCTAACGTATACAATGTCGGGTCTAACAAAATGAACCACACAAAGCGAGAAGTGTGTGATATGATTAATCAGCAGATCCCTGATGCATATTTTCACCACGCTGATATCAAAGAGGATGTGGATAAGAGAAACTACCAAGTTTCTTATGAAAAGATTAAAGATGTCGGCTACGAGACCAAGGTTAGCCTGGAAGAGGGCATTGAAGAAATCAAGAAGACCATTCCTTTGGTAAAACACAGCCTGAAATACAGGAACGTATAATGACTTTTAAAGAATATTATCAGTTTTACCTAAGTCTGCATCAAAATAGGCTCTGTAGGAGAATGCATTTCATTGGTCAGGTCAGCACTATCTTGACAGTGATAATGATTTTCTATTACAGTCACTGGTATTTGTTACCTGTGGTGCCATTTGTTATATATCCATTTGCATGGTCAGGACACTTCTTTTTTGAGAATAACACACCAGCAGCGTTTTCAAAGCCCTTGTGGGCAAAAGCGTGTGACTGGATTATGTTCAAGGACATACTCCTTGGGAGAATCAAGATTTAAATGAGTTGGATGAAAAAATACACAAGAAAGTTTAATATGTTCAAGGTTATTATTAACCGAACTGATCCAACCATAGTTGAAATCGGCGCTCATTTCGGAGAGGACTCTGTGCGATTCACGGAGGCTTTTCCGCTTGCTCGTGTTTTTGCATTTGAGCCCGATCCACGCTCTATTGAAATATTCAAGAAACACGTTAACGACCATAGAATAGAACTAATAGAACTAGCGTTATCCGATGTAGAAGGAGAACTAGAGTTCTTTCAGTCTTATCAAGAATATCAGCCAACTGATGTACCAAACAAATATGACTGGATTAGCGAGCAAGATTACAAAAAAGGCAAGCTAAACAACTCTGGTTCCTCCTCGCTTAAAAAAGGCTACCAACATGTCCTTGGAGAGACTATAAAAGTAAAATCCAAAAGGTATGATGACTGGGCTTGCGAAAGAGATATTCGACATGTTGACCTGGCTTGGATCGATGTCCAAGGCGCAGAAAAAGATGTCATCCTCGGCATGGGCGATGAAATAAAAAATATAAAGTTTATTTGGACAGAGTATGGTGAAATGATGTACGAGGGCTCCATGTCACGACAAGATACAATTAAACTATTAGACGAGAAAGGCTTTAGAGTCATTGAAGAACTTTCAGGCAGAGGACCAACCGGCGACCTACTGTTTGTCAATAGGAGTCATTAATGTCTGAAGTGGCTGTCCAGTTGACAAACGGCTTTGGCAATAACATTTTTCAATACGTTGCTTGCAGATTGCTGGCAGAGCACCACGAAACTTCATGTTACGTGATTCCACCATCGCAGGATTATTATGCAATTAAAGGTCTTCAGGATCTTGGAGTGAGGGTTGAGCAAAAAAGATTACCTCAAGCCTTAAATATCAGTGACAAAACGTATAAAATGGCATATGACAGCAGGGTAAAGGGGCAAAACTTGTTTCTTACAGGTTATTTTGAAGACTATACTTTTTACATCGACAATTTAGATAAAATAAAAAGTTGGTTTGGACCCTTACAAAAAAGAAATAATAGAGACCTTGTTGTCCACATGAGGACCGGCGACAGACTTTTCATGAAAAACGAGTTTTATCTAAAACCTAAAGTAGAAGATTATCTAAACGCTGTCTCAAAATTCGACTTTGATAAGCTGCATATTGTTACGGACATGCCAAAATGGGAAAACATAACTGCTGACCAACTTAGTAACACTAAGTTTCACGTTAATATTCCAGCATCACAGCGCGTCCCGCTGTCTGAGTCTGTAAAATATATTAACGATCTTATTGATGGGTTTAAAAAACATAGTCCAATAGTGGAAAAGCGGGATGTAGCTGAAGATTTTAAGTTTATTAGAACGTTTGATAATATTCTTTTTGAGCATGGCACCTTGTCTTGGTGGGCAGCGGTTTTGAGCGATGCCTCCAAGGTTGGGGTTTATGGACCATGGCGAGAATGGAAGGGCGATAAAAATAAAAACCTTAGCCAAGTTCCACTCGACGGCTGGTTTAGATGGGAGAAACAATAATGGATATAGGAATCGTCGGGCTCGGCTGCGTTGGGTCCGCTGTAGAACACGGCTTTAGAAAACTGGGGCACAATGTTAAGCCCCACGATATAAAATACGATACAAAAATCGAAGATTTACTTGATTGTGAGGTGTGTTATATCTGCGTGCCAACCCCTACCGATGACGAAGGTGCTTGCGATGTTTCTATCGTGGAGGGAGTGGTAGAAGAACTGTTAGCGAAAGAGTATGGTGGCATCATCGCCATTAAATCAACAGTCTCTCCAGGGACAACTATTAAGTTAACAGACAAATACAAGAATACAAAAATATGTTTTGTCCCAGAGTTTCTGCGTGAACGATGTGCGATAGTAGATTTCGTTGAGAACCACGACCTATGTGTCATTGGAACCAACAGAGATGATGTGTACGACGTCATTAAGAAGAGCCATGGTAAATATCCAAACACCTTTGTGAAGCTCACCCCTACGGAGGCAGAGCTTACAAAATACTTTAATAACGTGTATAACGCCACCTTGATAACATTTGCCAATAGTTTTTTTGAACTATGCGAGTCATTAGGTGCAAACTACACAAGTGTGAAAGACGCAATCACAGAAAGAAACAATATCTCTGATGTGTATTTGGATTGTAATCACAACATAAGAGGCTTTGGCGGCATGTGTTTGCCAAAAGATACAAGTGCTTTGAATCACTTGGTCAAAGAGAGGGGTCTAGATGTAGACTTCTTTAAAATGATATTAGACGAAAACAATAAATACAAAACAACTGTATTTGAGGGAATGAGAAAATGAAAATTTTAGTAACTGGGTCTGAGGGATCACTAATGCAGTATGTTATTCCGCTGCTGCTAAAACAAGGGTATGAGGTCGTTGGCGTAGACAACTTTGCCCGCTACGGCGAGATTGAAAGAGAACGAGCATATGAGTTTGTTCGTGGGGATTTAACAGATCCATCATTTGTTGATTCAATCATGAGTGGTATTGATGGAGTTGTTCAGGCTGCTGCTCTGATTTATGGTGTCGGCGGCTTTCACAAATACCCAGCGGATATTCTGTCAAAGGATATTGTTCTGCATCAAAACATTCTGTGGGCTATGAAGAAACACGGAGTCAAGAAGGTTGCATACATCAGTTCATCGATGGTTTACGAGCGTTGTGACAACCATCCCAGCACTGAGTCTGACGTGGATGACTCTATCATTCCCTCGACCGATTATGGACTAAGCAAACTTGTCGGTGAGCGTCTCTGTCGAGCGTTCTCCAGACAGTATGACATCAACTATGTTATTTGGCGTCCATTCAATATCATCACACCCCACGAGAAGGGTGAAAAAGAATTGGGTATGAGCCATGTTTTTGCAGATTATATCAAGAACCTAATCGTCGAAAAGAAGAATCCACTTCCTATCATTGGCGACGGTGAACAAATCAGGTGCTTTACTTGGATTGAGGATATTGCCTCTGCCATCGCAAAGTTCTCTTTTATTGACAAAACAGACAATAAAACGTATAATCTTGGAAATCCAGAGCCAATAACTATGAAACAATTGGCAAAAATGATATATAATGGAGAGGAAGAGTTACAGTTTGAAACTGTCAAAGAATACGCCGATGACGTAAAGATTAGAATACCAAGCATTGACCGTGCTAAAGAGGAACTAGGATTCTCTCCTACGGTCAAGGTAGAAGAGGCTGTGAAGATTTGTGTTGACAGCTTCAACGCACAGCAATAAGGAGAAGTAAATGTCAAGATGTTTAGTAACCGGACACAAAGGATATATCGGAACCAAACTCTATAACGCATTAAAAGAGCAGGGACACGAGGTTCTTGGAATCGACCTTCAAGAGGGGCACGATATTAATGACGACCTAGATCATGGTCTTGACGGTGAGTCGTTTCATCCACATTATTTTGACTTCAAGCCAGAGTATATTTTTCACATGGCTTGCATCCCAAGGGTTCTTTACAGTGTTGAAAAACCAGTAGAGACAATGAAAAATAATGTTATCTCGACAACCAATGTTTTGAACTTTGCAAGAAAGGTAGGTGCTAAACGAGTTATCTTTTCTAGCTCATCTTCTGTTCTAGGCAACGGCAACGGTCCTGTAAGTCCTTACGCACTTCAGAAACTTATCTCTGAACTAGAGTGCAAGCTGTACAGTGAGCTTTACAATGTTGATACAGTGTCACTAAGGTACTTCAACGTATATTCAGAGGATCAAAAGGTTGATCATGCCTATGCGACAGCTATTGCGAACTGGATGCACCACATCAGAGATGACATGAAACCATTTATCAATGGTGACGGCGAGCATAGAAGAGACATGGTACACGTTGACGACGTTGTTGCTGCAAACATTTTTGCTGCCAACTGCGGTAAGGATTTTGGTGGGCAAGTTTTTGACGTAGGAACAGGAGAAAATATCTCTCTAAATGAGATTGTGGATATCATTCACAAGTGGTTTCCAGACATTGAGTTTGACTACAACCCTGCCCGTGCAGGCGACGTGCTGTCAACCAGGGCGAAAGTGGAGCCCTTGAAGGAGTTGGGTTGGTCCGCTAAGGTCAAAATCCACGACGGAATAGAAAATTGTTTTAAACAGTTATACCAGTTCATGAATGGCGCAGGTCGTTCAAAGTTAAGAAACAATACGGAGTTTAAGTAATGACATTATCAAATCAAGCGATTGGAGCGATTATGATGGCGCTTCAGAAGGGAATCATGGATCAGCAGGATATCACAGGCATCCTGCGTGACTTTGAAATAGCAGTCGATACAGATACCCAGGAACTAACAATCATGAACCCCCCAACAATAAAGGCAGCAGACGATGAGACGGATTGAAAAGCCTTGGGGTTGGGAGGACATATTAATCGATACTGAGCTTTATGTAGTAAAGCGTATTTATGTGGCACCTGGGCAAAGGTTGTCAAGACAGTACCACAACGAAAAAGATGAGACGGTCTTCGTAGAGGATGGTTGTTTGCACCTTGACCTATCAAGAAATGATGACGAAGACAACATTTTAGTTTTAGGTGAGAATCATTCTTACAGGATTAAGCCTGGGACCATACACCGATTTACTGCCCCAAAGACAAATGGCGTAACGTTACTGGAAGCGTCAACACCACATTTGAACGATGTTGTGAGGCTTTCTGACGATTACGGAAGGGCAGATGCCTAAATATACTTATCGCTGCAACACCTGCGAAAAGACTTGGGACGAGTGGCACTCTATGTCAGATACAGTTGACGAGTGTGAGTGCGGCTCTCCCTTTGTCTTTCGTGTTCCAAGTAGTTTTACGACTCTAGTCACAGAGGACAGAAAAACAGATAGGAAAGTTGGCGAAGCGACAAAAGAAGGTATTGAAGAAAACCGCGAGATCTTGAAAAAGATGAGAAAACGCGCAACAACACAGGAGTTTAAACCAAATGACTAGCTGGCTACTCCCAGGGATTCTATCAAGTGTAGTTTTGGCACTACTATATCTTTGTTGGAACTTTTCTGAGACATTAAAAAACATTCAGACTAGGCTTTATGACCTACAGGCTGAGATTAGTGAATTTGAAGATTTAGTGCAGAGGATTAATGGCAACGAGACTTACTATGGAGATCCTATCATCCAGGCTTTCGTAGATGCCACTGACCAGCTTAAAACAGCACTTGAAGATGTTACGAGAATACAAGAGGAGATAAGAGGCGATGGCGAAAAGACGAACTAAAAGAAAATACTTTACAAAAGTTCACGAGGACGCAATAGTAGAATACTGTAGGACGAGTGACAGGTATAAGAAGGAAAAGCTATACATTGAGTTTATCCACCCTGCATTTGATGAGCTTGTTGATAAAATCATTTACACGTACAAGTTCACAACGCTCCCCAACATTGACTATCTTCGTGAAGAGTGTAAAGCTTGGCTCGTCACCATCCTAGATAAATACGACCCAGACAAGGGTTCAAAGGCATTCTCATACTTTTCGGTGGTCACCAAAAACTGGTTTATTCACAAGGTGAAAAAGACAACCAAAAGGTTAAAAACCGAAACACAAATCGAGGAATCTAAAAATCTAGAGCACCCCCTCACTGATGAAATCCCCTATGAGGCAGAGCGTGCTCGTGCAGAGTTCTTCTCTCATCTGCGCCACAACATTGATGAGTGGTACGAGGCGGCTGAGAAAGAAAACGAAGTGAAGGTTATAAACGCCATTAAAGTTCTGTTTGAACACTCTGATCAAATAGAAATTTTCAATAAAAAAGCTATTTACCTATACATGAGGGAGATCACCGATTTGAATACAAAGCAAATCGCGACTGTCCTCACGAAACTAAAAGTGAGATATAGGGGCTTTAGGTCAGATTGGAACGATGGCGAAATATGAAGAACTTCTAGAAGAAGCAATAAAAAATATAAGACTTGACCGAGAGGCGACCAATACTGCTCTAGATGAGATGTGCCAAGACATTCATCAAGGGAGAGCAGACCATGGTCGTCAAGGTCTTATTGTGGCTAAGTATTTGGAGACACTACAGCGCTCTAACGAGCAGCTAGTAAAGGTAGCTTCCCTAATAGCTAAGACCACTAAACAAACCGAAACTATATCTTCAGCAGACATCGATGCCATCTACGACAACCTCAATGAAAACAAGGAGGAGGATGAGTAGATGGATAAAACAGTTAATCTCAAAGAGATAAAAAGGGGTTCCTTAAACAAGATCGCCGCTGTCGCCAAGCAAAACTTCTTCGTTACAGATAGTGATGATGTTTTATCTATTGGAGAGCAACTTAATAAACAGTTTTCTGTTCCCAAGTATCCGTCCTTAACCGGAATCGTGATGAAGGTTGAACAAACAAATCCTAAAGATGAAGATTCATCCATATTCTCATTTCTCTATGACTCTAGCACCACGACACAGACTGCAAGAGCTTATGTGTTTTTTGATGTCATTCATGATGTTGTGGCTAACAGGATCACACCAGACAACTATCAACAACTTTTAACCACAGTCGAGCTTACAGGTGACGCAGCCAACATTGCCGTAAACTCTGTCATTGAGGTCTCGTTCACCGATGGTGATTACTCAGTTGGCAAGTTCGTTCGCGATGTAACATCACAAACTACTGATGCAAGACCACAAAGCACCACATCAGCCACAAGCCAGTTTTGCAACAAGCCAAGCGCAGTCGTAAGTGCTCCAGCCCCATCATCGAACACCCCAACTCCAGCAACTCAGGCTGGTAGTCTGCCAAGTGTTCAGCCTCAACAATCCACGGTCGAGCCTACACGGCTTCCAAACGCTTCGATAGACGACCAACCCTGTGAAGATGTTGAAGGATTCACTCCGCTGCAATCTCAAGTACCAGGGGTGCCGTTTCAAAATGTATTCGCAAGAAATCAAAATAACCCCAGAAAATTGAAAGAGGTTACGTGTTTTTGCCTTCATATCTCTGCCGGTGCAACATCTCTCGATAGTGTCGTAAAGATCTTAAATGACAAGAACCTATCTGTCCACTTTGTTATCGACGACAATGGCGTAACAACGCAACTAACTGACTTACAAACTAAATCTGCGGCTCAGGGTTCTTTAAACTCCCGAGCTATCAGCATTGAAATGCTCAATCCCAGCCGACTTGGAGCCCCATCCAAAAAATTTACTCCAGGCTCTTTGAACCAAATGGAAGCTCTTTGGCAACTTTTGTTAAAACTACAACCATTGGTCCGAGGCAAAGACGGTCAGCCGATTCCACTTCGATCCATTGAGGCTAGCCCTAATGGCACATTTAAGTTTGGTGTCTTGCCGTTTGGATTAGATAAAAAGAGAAATGGCATTATTGCCCACGGCTCGGCAAACCAGGGAGACCCAAGTAAACAACATTCAGACGGTCGATGGGAATCTTGTTATTGTCATTTGCGTGGACTTGGTTTTAGCCCTGAACGAGCTTATCAAGAGACCACAAGAATGAATATCGCCGCCCGTAAAAATAGAAACCAACCAATACCAAAACCATGAGTAAAGAAAAAGCAATACAAAGTAGAGTCGATGTCGAGGGCTTGCCCAACGCCTACGATAAAGTGGTCCAGGGCACACGTATGCCTGGAGAGTTTATTTTTGAGTACAGCCAGCTTTCTGGCGAGAAGGTTATCCGAAATGGCGACTCATACATTGTTTTAGGAAAGGATAACCCAGGTGGAGGACGCGCTGGTCACGCTGGCGAGACCAATGCTGCCGCTATGGATCTGGTCGTCGGTCGCTTTGGTGATGTAGGCAGAGACTATATCAAGGAGGCAAGCGACGATTCTTCGTTGCCTGGGCTTACGACTCCAAACTTTAAGTTTGATTCTGCACGCATTTATCTATCACAAAAAACAGACATCGATGACAACCTTTATTTAACCGACCTTTTGCGAAAAAAGGGCTCTATTGATGGAGCATCAAAAAATAAATCTGCAATCGGAATGAAAGCAGATGGTATTAGAATAGTCAGTAGAGAAGCTATTAAGTTAGTGACCATGACTGACAGGTACAGCAGCAAGAATAAACAGATTGGTGGTGAGTATGGCATTGAGTTAATCGCCGCAGCCAACAGCACAAAAGGCAATACTGACCTTCAACCCCTGGTCAAAGGACAAAACTTGGTTGATGCTCTAAACAGGCTGGTGGATCATGTCGCGACTCTAGACACTCAGATTGGGATTATAACAAAAATCATTACCCAACAACAAGCACAGTTTATAGGGCACTTTCACGGGTCTGCTCTTGGACCAACGACTCCACCGATTGATCCAAACTCCTTTGTTCAGGGATTGTTAACTACTATTGACAACGCTGTTAATATCATAGAAACGAATACAAGACAGTTTCAACATGCAGAGTTTAAAACTAATTACCTAACTCCCGGCGCAAGAAGATTTATTTGCAGCCCACACAACAAGACAACATAAAATGAAGCTAAAACCACTCAAACAAGAGATTTCTATACTAAACAGCTTTAACCCAAGCGGCGAAGAGTTTACCTTTGAACTGTCAGGGCAGTTTATATCTTTACCGATCGGGGATGTGCTACAACGTTTGAATGAGACAGTGGTTGTAGAAAAGTTTGGTCAACAAGTCGGTTCCTTATTGGCAGGTAGCAATCCAATGGTTGCTATTATGATTTTCAAGGAGCTAAGCAAACTACTCCCAAACATGAACCTACTGGCAAACACACCGGCTTGTTATTGGAACTCAGGCGACAATACTATAGATATTGTCCAGCCATTCTACTTTTTGCCATTGACAACTCCCCCTGTACAGGGCAATGTCGCAAATCCTGCGTCAAAAGTTGAGTTTGCAAACTTATTATACGAGCCCTCCGCTCGTGACTCCGCTGCGCTAGCGGCTGGACCAAACGAACAACAGTTCGCCCGACTGGAAAAAGGCACATTTAAAGATGTATATCAAGTTAGTAACGAGCTTGGCATAGGATATAAAGAGTTGGCGAAGGAGGCTCTATCTTTTGAGACGTTCAGGTCCGCTCTTGCCGATGGTTGTGTGGAATCGCTCGGTTTGTCGAAAGAATTTTTCTTAGAAATGCTTGGGCAACCAGATAAGCTTATTATAGACTACAATCCAAAAATCCCAACCACCGCTCGCTGGGGATTCTTTACTTACAAAATTCCTTTGAGTTTGGCGACATCATCGAAGACCGTTCCAATCATTGAGCCAAAACATACAAAAGATATTTTGCAAAGTCAACAGGGAACTCCTCACAACATTGACAGAGCCCACGCACTCATCAACGATATTATTGAATTTGATGTTAACAACAAACAAACAAAAGAAATAGGCGCTGACGACTTTGAAAACAGATTACAAAACTTAACTCGACTTGCAACAAAGTTTGACACATCAATGCGTGACGGCAACGATAAGGCGATTTACACTGGGCAAACAGAAGATAGTTCGACATTGCAACGCGACATTAATGAGCAAGTTGATAACATAAAAAACATCCCCACCTTTGTAAAATCATCTGCCATTTTTGGTGAGATAACACCAGCAGGTCTGGAGCAGGTTTCAAAGGCTGCTTTTACAATGAACATCCACAGTCAGGCTAGAGTCCCACAATACATCTCCAGCATTAGGCTAGATAGAACAACCTTAACTCCAAGAGCACTGCTGACACTAAATTTAGATAACACTTTGTCTGAACAAGTGAATGAGGTGTTTTTAGAAAAAGGCAAGGTTGTCCTTGTGGAACAAGGCATTTCTCAACAGATTCGCTCAACTTTAAACGGTGTAACAGATTTTGCTGCAACCTTAGCAGACGCAGTTAAGGTCTTAGAGAAGAGAGCAGAAAACACCGACCCTGCCATTAAAAAGGACGCTTCAAACCTAGAGTACATTTACAGAGCATCACCAAATGACAAAAAGCTGGAGTACGCCCTTGTGTATGGGTTAGCTGATATTGTGAGGGACTCTTTGATAAATGGGCAACTCTATGTGGATGGTATTACGAACAACAAAAAGATTACTAAGTCTGTAACCATTGATGGCAAACTTGAAGATATTACAGACTACTCCGATATTGAAGGACCATATGTCGTCGGAGTAACAAGAAAAAATAAAAAGAATAATCTAGTAGAATATGAACCAGAGTGGGACAAGCTCCTTCAGCAGTACACATGGCTTAATGCAACGTCTGTTAATAACAAAGCGTTCATTGACGATTTTGATTATGGCACCTTGCAGATTAACAGATATGTCAAGGACGTTAATGATCTGACGTCTAGACTCACAGCCCCAGAGCTTTCGTTCGTTTTAGCGGTTGATGAGGATAGATATTCTCCGATTAATGGAGCAGGAACATATAAAACATTCTTTGACAAGTTGTACAAATATTCTTTGTATTACAAAGAGAAGCCCTTTTCACAAAAGGTATCACGAGGAAAAGATATCCTCACAGCGGATTTAACAGAGCAAGAAAAAGCAGCAGTTCTGAGAGAGTTGAATCTTCGCAGAAACGATTTGATCGAGCAAGCATTCGGAGGCACAGGCTGCGTTGAGTTCGCGGTAAAAAGCGCTCAAACTCTTGATGATCTTTACAGCACTGTCCTGCACAAGGGTAACTGGGCGCTGTTTGTTGTTAAGGCGGTTGATAGATTCAAATGCGAACTATCAAAGTTGGGAGGCGGTGAACTGGCATGTTTAGCTAGTTTTGATACCATGGGTGCGTACCAAAACACTCTGAAAGCTATTGACACCGTGACAAACTTCCCCGAGTTCCTAGAGAGAGAAGCCACACAAAATCCAGACTTCCCCCTTGCAAAGCTAATATATGATAGAGAGTTACCCAGTATTCCATCACTTGATTGGTACAAATGCCTGAGAGGGTTTTTAATCTCTTTGTTAGTAAAAATACTAAAAGATTTAATCGTTGCGTTTGTTCAATCCATTTTGAGTCTACTTGATATTGACTGTGGGGCTGACTTCTCTGACTGCGAGCAATCAGATATTGATCAGTCTTCCTCAAGCCTAGATAAGTCGTTATCAAGGCAATCTGGTGACTTAGCTCGTGCTGGTTTGGCAGGTGCAAACGCTCAACGCGCCGCCAGCCTCATCCAAAAAATACCAACATTTGAATCGATAAACGCAGATACCCTAAGAGACTTTATTTTTGAACTGGCACTTACGATGCCCATCGCTCACTTTAAAGCACTTCTGGGAGGAGATGCACCAACATTTATTTTCTTGCAGGGTAAGCTCGTAGCTGAGAATATTTTTTACCCGATCACTTTCTCGGATGATGAGTTCAGAACAATGCTTAGCATCTTAAATGATAGTTACGAGTACGATGCTTTGATTGCCGCATCCTTGTTTAAGTCAATCACGGGACAAGAAGAGTGCCCCCCTGCTATCGTTGATGGCGCAGAAACAATTAAAAGTATTAGAGACGAACTTATTAGAAGCGCTGAAAGATCTGGACTTACAGAACAACAAGCTCAACAACAAGTTGACGACGCCAGAGAAGAACTGGCAGACCGCGTTAGCGCATTTTGTGAGTTGCTAAACGGCACCATTGGGTTGATTAACGAGATCAACACCGCTCCAGCCTTACTAGCTGGTTTTGCAAACTTCGCGCTTTCAGGAGCCATTACCCAACTAGTAACACAACTAAGGATCAAACCATACTTTGATTATCGAACTTTGAGAAGGTTGTATGTCGGCTCTTTGGACGACAAGCCTGATTTAGATGATGTGATTACAGCGGATTTATCTTTGGCATACAGTGTTGTTTACAACAACTATTGGCTAAGCCAAGTGCTAAAGACCAATGGCGATCCAGAAAACAGAAGTTTTCGTAAAAAGTTTAATCTGAGACCAGAGGTGTTTAGTAATGCGCTGGGAGAAAGATTCTCTGACAACACAGTCGCGCTGTTAAGAAATGATTCTTTTGAAAAAGAGTTCCTTCAAGACTTGTTGCAAGTGTTGGCTGTTATTAACCCAATCCTTTTACCGTTCTTGCCAGCCCTAGAGGCAGGACTTTTTGGCGTGTCTGGTATTAACCGCACAGAAAGAACTTTGCTGGATGCATCGAGAGAGTTAAATAACCCGAACTATTTTTACGCTTGGGCAGAGAATTTGCTGGCACTTTTGCCGTTTGATCCAGATCCAAGAAGATTCCCAGCAAAATATAGAGCATTTTCTGATGAGGCTTACCCCAATGCCCAGGAGAATGCTGCTGGCGCAGTATCTCTGTTAGAACAACAATACGTTCTTAAAGCAACCCGAAACACCGATGGTATTCAATACGAGTACTCTAATGGCGAGAACACGTTGTTGAGCTTAAATATTGGACTAAATGACTTTCAAGTTGAGCTAGATGATGGAGCAAACGAGTTTAATCGTGATTTACCAAAGTTGTCCGAACCATTTACTGTGAATAACGAGTACGATTATAACAAGTTCACCACCGAGAACTCTGAGTTTATTGCCTTGCAAGAAGCCGAGAACCCGCAAAATAAAATATTTTTAGCAGTTATAGAGAACTCTTTAAAAGCCACTAGTTTGTTCCCGTCCCTGGACAAAGATCAAAAACTAGCCTTAACTTCAGTCATGAATAGCTTATATAAAGAAGTACAAGGTAAAATAGATAACTCTATTAAGGAAGAACTTGGCAAGCCATATGACGAAGTGGCTGACTTCTTTTTTAAACCTTATCTAGAGGCACAAAAAACAAAGATCAAGGTTCCAAAAGGTTTTGATCCTAGCGATCCAGCCCAGCTACAAGGGATTATCAATCAAGTACAGAACATCAAAACTAACCCAAAACCTCCATCGGTATTGTTCTTTTTAAGATCTGACAACATCCTAAGCGATGTGTTTTTTGAGGAAACTGTAGCTCAGGATGTGGCAAAGCTCACTGAAAAGGTCGAGGCTAGTTTAAAAGACTTTTACAAAAACCTGACTGACGGCGAACTAAACGAACCCAAAAAGATAGCGAACTTTGTTGGCAATGTTGTAGAGTCTCCCGCTGCTTTTTATGCGGCACAAAAGTTGATGAACTCAACAACTCAAGCAGACGGCGAGTATTTTGCTGGCGATTGGCTGGGTCCAAGAACTCTATCTAAGACTCAGCAAGAGAAAATCGTGAGCGCCATTAAGGAGGTAGCAGGTGAGCAGTAGAGCGTTAGCGTCAGCCTTATTTGGATACGGCGCAGATATAAAAGTAAAAAACATTGTGATGGAGATATTCTTTTCCATTTTGCCACCAGTGTACATGAACCAATACAAGATTATCTCCCCAACAGATGAGTTGGTGGTTGATTTATTTTTTCAGTATGTCAAACAGACTCTGGTTGAGAGAGAAGAGTTAGCCACTATTTCTCAAGCTCTCGTATCAGAGACATTCCCAGATATTCGTTTTGATGAACTGTCTGACACTGAGGTCAGATTACTATCAGATGTTGCTATCAAAAGGACCGTGTTTCAAGCTGTTAAAAAGCTTAGTGAAAGATTGTACAATCCTACTCCCAACGTGGCAGAGCTAAATGATTTTGACAAGGATATCACTAAAAAAGATTTTGTGCAGGACACTATTAACAAGTTCTTCCTCATGGAAAAAACTGGGAAGCTGAGCTTTTTGAACGAAGAAGGAAAAATAAAAACATGGGAAAAAATTAAAGCTGGCAAAGACGAAAAGAAGTTCTACCGTGTGCCACAACCTGAAACCGGCATTGTTAATGCTGATGATTTTGGTGGTGTAGTCTCGGTATATGCTGAACCGAAGTTTTGTTTTGAGCCATACGTTAGGGTGAGTGTTAAGGGATTTACAGACATTAGAAATTGTTCTAGTGACTTGGGACTATCCCCTACCACTGTGGCAACCGTATCGCAGGCGATTGTTAAGATGGTGTTTGCTTTGGCAGACGGAAATGAAAGCCCAACGCTAAAAAATAAGTTTGAAGCTGACATCGCCCAGATAGCCCTGAGAACTTTCGTATGTTCGGTGGAGGACTTTCAAAACTATTTTAGTCGTGTGCTATTCCCAGAGTTAGGCGAAAAGTTGCCAAACTTAAATATAACAGAGTTTAGAGAGATTCTCGATGCTCATATCAAGAGCATATCTTTAGGGGTCAGAAGCTCAATCGATGCAGTTAGACAATCACCAGTTGATTTTAACTCTCCTGATTTGATAAAAGTATTTCCAGAAAAGTCAATATTTTATGAAGAGCCGTACATTAAAGAATCGTACAATGCCTTTTCTGAAAAACCAAGCACTATCTTCCCTCGCTATCCGCATGTAACATATGTTTTGGCTGCTGCCGAAGTGGACTACAAGGCATCCGAGGGTTACCTAAAGGTGGTCTCCGAGGGTAAGAAATTTAATGATATTAAGCTTGACGATGTGTTCAAACTAAGTGCGACTCCAACAGACGCCTCTGTCGCAGAGTTATTACTGATCGATCTAATGAAAACAAAAGATTTTGACGCTATTGTCAAGTCCGTATTTGTTCCAGCATTTCTCTTTAACACTATCAACGTTATCCCAAATGTTGAGATTGCGAAGCAGGTGATTCCGATTATGAGGAAGAATGGTGTCTTTAAGGGAATAGATGATGGAATAAACGAACTATTTTCTTCTTTAAGCGCCTATTTATCAGGAGACTTCCCATGGTTACGGGATTGCGGAGACTTAGCAAGGTTACTATAAATGACAGCAGGATTTCAACCATCGATACCTTTAAGAACTGATGACTTGCAGGGCACATACGTTTTAACAAAAACGTTTAATGAGAACGCAAGGCAGAATGTCAGAATGATTATTCTTACAGAAAAGGGCGAAAAGTTAACTGATATCGACTTTGGCTGCGGCTTGAGAAAGTTTTTATTTGAGCCATTCATTGGCGAAGACACAGGCGAAGAATCTATTCAAGACGAGATCGAGGAGCAGCTAGCAACCTACGCTCCATATATTGCTGTAACAGATGTAGATGTCTCATTAGACGAAAACGAACAGACTTTAGGTGTCAAGGTAGAATATGTAATCCTACCAACAAACACGACACAACAAGATTTGGTTGAGGTAGGCATATAATGGCAAATAAACCACAAATAAACTATTTGGCGAGAGATTTTGATAGCATTAAAGACGAGTTAGTCACTTATGCAAAGAGATTTTATCCGCGCCAATTTAATGATTTTTCGGAGGCTTCATTCGGCTCTTTCATGCTTGATGCTGTAGCTTATCTTGGCGACGTTATGTCATTCCAGCTTGATTATCAATCAAATGAAAACAATTTATCCACTGCGATCAATCGTGAGAATATTATTGCACTAGCTCGACAAATGGGCTACAGCGACCCACTCTCGCCAAATGTAACGGGCGTCGTGACAATCTTTTTAAACATCCCCTCAGCCGCCAACAATGCTGGTCCAGATACAAACTATTTGCCAGTTTTAAAAAGAGGCACAGCGTTTAGCACTACTGAAGGTGCGGTTTTTAGCCTGACAGAGGATGTGGACTTTTCAGAGGCTGGGACGGACTTCGTTGTGTCTGAAGTTGATAGCACAACAGGTATTCCAACAAAATACGCCGCCAAACGAGACGCTTCGGTCGCTTCAGGAATCGTCCGCACAGTTGATATTCCAGTCGCTGATCAGACACAAAATAACAAGTTTTTTTCAACTGACATCGAGGACAGCAATGTCATCGAAGTTATTTCGGTTTTTGATATTGAGGGTAACGAGTATTTTGAGGTGGACGCTCTAACACAAAACATTATATACAAGGCTTTGCCAAATCAGGGCTCAACCTCATCGAATACAATCAATGTTCTGATCCCCACAGTCGCCTCCCGCAGATTTGTAACTAAGTTTCAAGACGACACCTTTTCCTTGATTTTTGGTAATGGAAAAGAAGATTCAGATTCAGTGCTAGATAGCGTTAATGATCCTACTAAAGTAGTTTTACAGAAACAGGGAAAAGATTATGTTTCTACAACCATCTTAGACCCAACTGTTCTAAAGGCTACAGATAAGTTTGGTATTGGTCCATCAAACACAGAGTTGACAGTGACATACCGAGCCAACACTTCAGACTTGGTTTCTGCACCACAACTGTCTTTAGTAAACGTTGAGAACGCGACTTTTGTTTTCTCAACTGCTGCCACTGACACAGCGCTGAAAAATGATGTTAGAGCCTCCATTGAAGTTGAAAATCAACAGCCAATCGCTGGCTCACGTCTTAGCCTTACAGACGAGGAAATCCGAGAAGTCGTGATGGGCATTGCTTCATCGCAAGGCAGAGTTGTCACTCCGACAGACTACGTAAACTTCTCGTACAGAATGCCAGCGCAGTTTGGTGCCATTAAGAGAGCCTCCGCAATCCGTGACGATTTCTCACCAAGAAGGTCTATTAACTTGTACGTTCTATCTGAGGACGACACTGGCGCTCTAGCTGTAACAAGCCAAGCGGTGAAAGATAATCTAAAAGTTTGGTTATCACAATACAAAACAGTATCAGACTCGGTTGATATCCTTGACGGTAGAATTATCAACTTCGGCGTTCGTTTTTCTTTCGTGTCTAATAGAGCCTACAATAACACTGAGGCGCTCTCTGCCGCGATTGAAGTAACACAAGATTATTTCAATAGAAGAAAATATAACTTTGGAGAGTCAATCAATGTCTCTGAGTTGGTCAGGATATTAAACGACACTGAGCAGGTTACTGACATTATAAAGATCGAGTTCGTTTCAAAAACCGGCGGTTCATTTTCTGACATAGAATATGACTTTATTAAAAACACAACAACCGATGGTAGATTCATTACAATCCCAGAGGACTATGTGTTTGAGATAAAACTATTTAGTACAAGCATAACCGCTGAGGCAGTCTAATGGCAATAAAAAAGTTTTTCGCAACACAAGATAACAGTATCACAAACGGCTTTGGTTCACTTAGAACCTCTCGCGCAACCGATGCCAATATGGGCGCATCGGATATTTTAGAGTTATATTCACTCTTTGGGTCGTTTAACACAGCCTCGCTTGAGAATCAACGTGTGCTGGTGCAGTTTGACACAACACTCATCGCAGCTTCGCGCTCCGCAGGTGATATTCCCGCGTCTGGTTCAGTTAGCTTTTACTTGCGATTGACAAACGCTCCACATGAAGGCACTAACCCAACAGACTTTACATTGACAGTAAACCCCATCTCTCAGTCGTGGGACGAAGGTATTGGTCTGGATATGGACTCTTACCTTGACAAAGGAGTGTGCAACTGGTTGACCGCATCATTTAACGGGACGACTTTTACTACTTGGAGCGCAGAGGGAGCTAGTTTTCACACAGAACCAGAACAGAAACAATCTTTCACAACCGGCATTGAAGACTTAGAGGTAAACGTAACAGACACAGTAGAACAGTGGCTAGCCGGAACAAAAACAAACTACGGATTTCTTGTCAAGTTGTCATCATCTTTTGAGAGCGGCACTGCCAACACAATCCCATCTTCATCATATTTTTCAAAGAAGTTTTTTGCTAGAGAGAGCGAGTTCTTTTACAAGAGACCCGTCTTAGAGGCGCGTTTTAACGATGCAGAGACTGATGACCGAGGTAACTTCTTTGCCAGTTCTACATTGGCTACTGCAACAGAGAACAGTAATAAGCTTTATTTATATAATAATATTAGAGGTCAACTAAGAAATATTCCTTCAATCGGCACAGGACTAATCTTTGTTAACTTTTACAACACCGTGGGTGGTACAAAGATCAACACCACTGCTGTTACTGGAGGCTTTACTGCGACGGGAATATACACAGCATCGGCGGTCCTCAGCACGACCGGGACAACAATCTTTGATGTTTGGTCTTCCGCAGGAGGCACAGAGTTCCACACGGGTTCTGCGATTACTGTAAAATCATTCACCTCTGACACGTTTAATCCAGACTCTGAGTTTGTGATTAATGTTACAAATCTACGCCCCAAGTACGCTACCGGCGATAAAGCCCGCATAAGGCTCTATGTTCGCAAGCGTGATTGGCAACCAACAATCTTTACCACGGCAACTCGTAATATAGAAACAGAGATAGTAGAAGAGGTTTATTATCAAGTTAAACGAGTAGTAGACAATCTTGAGGTTATTCCCTATGGAACGGGCTCAGACAAACACACCCTTCTATCCTATGATGTATCGGGTTCGTACACTGACTTAGATTTCTCAAACTTTGAGTCAGGTTATCAGTATGAAATCTCCTTTAAACTCTATTTACAAGGTAAGTATATTGAGCCAGCCGATACATTCAAATTTAGGGTTGAGTAATGAGTCTAAAAAAGTTTTTTAAACCACAAGCACAAACAGCGTTAAGATCGTCCAAAATCAATGTTAACATATCTGGTTCGGACGTTCTTAACACTTTAGATGATTTAAAACAAAAATCTGATTTTGATCAGAAAATATTTGCGTTTGCAGATGTCTCCTCAAGTCTAGACAACTACGTGCGATATGGTTTAGCCGAGTACCACTTTGAAACAGGTATTCAAAGAATCTACAATGATTATCCGTATGATGGCACCGAGGGCGATAAATATAAGTTCTTCAACGAATCAAATACGTTCGATTACTACATCTACAAAGACTTGTACCCAAAGACCACTGGCTTCATTACCATCAATGAGACTAAAAACTTACTACAAAGAGTAGAGGTCAAAGCTGGACCGAACCTTAATAACGTTTACTTATCTTCATCTCAGCAAACAAACAACTTACACTTTGATGCAAATCAAGGCGCAACTGTCGAGTTTTGGGCTAAACCCAGCGGCGATGCCATGGCTGGCGGCATCTTTGAAACTGTAGATACCAATGGAAACTTCTTTTGCGTATTTTTAAACAACCCTGGCGGCACAGGTGTTCAACTGATCGTGCAAAAGTCATCCAGTGCAGGTGGTGTTGAGGCTAATACAACTTTCACTACATTGACTGGTTTTGACGCTGCGTTCCACCACTACGCACTAACTTTTGAACTCAACGCTAGTGACAAGCTCATTTCAACATTGTATGTTGACGGTGTGTTTACTGAGCAGTTAACTGATTCAGCCACTGTTTCTACAGTTGTGAACGCAGTATCTGGTAACGTTGGCTTTGCCCAGACGTACAGTTTTACGGGTTCTATCGATGAGTTCCGTTACTGGAAGACCAGAAGAACAACAAAAGAAATCGGTGTAAACTACAACTCACAGGTCTATGGTGGTTCTAATGTCACAGGCAGCACCTCATATCCTCTTGGTCTTTACTTAAAGTTCAATGAAGGTATCACAGCAACTGCATCAATCGACCAGTCTGTTTTAGATTACTCAGGTCGTGTCGCAAGTGCGAGCATCTTAAACTACACTGCCGCTGTTCGCTCAACAGGTTCAGCTATTGAACAGTTTAACCCACTGTTTAGCGAAAACCCCGATCCAATCATTTATGCAACACACCCAGACGTTAAATCTCTAGAAGCCAACAAGGTAAGAGATGGTAGAATATTTGATAGAAACAACTACCACAGCTTTTACCAGTTGATGCCAGAGCACGTCCGTGGTTCCGATGACACAAATGATTTGAAATTCTTATCACACATCATCGGCGCTAGATTTGATGAACTTTATGCCCAGATTAGCTCTTTTGAAAAAGTAAAAAGAAAAGATTATCAAGACCAAGATTTAAAAATCTTTCCATATTACGAGAAGCTTCTTGAGGGCAGCGGCTTCACTGCCGCTGGTTTTCTTGACGGCGACCTTCTAACTGAGGTGCAAGAAAAGACCACCGCAGGTAACCTCGTCAGCGGATCACTGAACGATCTAAAGAACTACGTTTACCGCAACATTTACAACAACTTGTTGCACATCTATAAAACGAAGGGTACTCAAAAGTCGATTAGGAATCTGTTGCACTGTTACGGTGTTGATGATAACTTGATTCGTCTTCGTAACTTCGCCAGTAACACAACAACGACTATCGAAAATAGAGACGAGGTAGCCCAGTTTAAAGATAAGACCATTGACTTTTATGGCATTAAAAATCTTGTCGCAGAGAAGACATTGCCAAACGAAGCGTCCATCTTCAACTACACTGGCTCAGACGCCAACAACAAATCATTTGTAACTGGTGGTTTTAGCGCATTTTCAATCGAGAACAATGTTTATTTTCCGAGACAGGAAGACAGTGATAGCGATTTCTTTATTAGTTTTGACACTAGTGGTTCTATTTTTGGTGTTCACGCTGCCGATCCAGATGATTCTGCAAATACGACATTCAAGGGTAACGACGTTTGCGGTCTTGCAGCATACGCTGTTCACAGCGGCAAGACTAACAGACAGGGCAAGTTTGTTCTTTCTTCCTCAAATGGCAACTTTACAGCTATCGAAACAAGCATTTATGATATCTTTGATTCGACCAACTGGAACCTAGCTGTTGTTGTTGAGCCTGACGGTGATCCAAGAAATGTATTGCCAGCTAAGTCATTGCCATACATCGCAAGGTTTATCGGCTATCAGGTCGAGTCTGGACAAACAGTTAACTCGTTCAACCTTACTTCATCCATTTCAGCAGCCGCTGGCGCTAACATGATTGCCGAAAGTAAGCGCGTATTCGTAGGTGCTCAAAGAACAAACTTTACAGGCTCCATTCTTCATAGAAGTTACGCCCGTATCGGCAACTGTAAGTTCTTTGGCGACTCTCTAGAAGAAGATGAAGTGTTCTTACACGCCAAATACAGAAACAGCGACGGACGCCAACGTCCGTTTGAGAACATCAATAGAAAAAATAGAGATACCATCACATACGTACCAGGGTTTTTATCCAAAGTATTTGAATGGGACTTTGATCAGGTTACAACACCAGACTCCGTGGGGCAGTTTTCAGTCGTCGATACTACATCTGCATCCATCGGTTTGACAAGTTCATTTGGAATCTATGGACCAGTCGTCTCTAAAACATATACTGGCTATGGCTTTCAGTTCCCAACAGACATAAAGGTATTTGAAAACGAGTTCGTGTCGAAGGTGCGCTCTGTGGCTCCAGAGGAGGCAACCGCTGCAAATGTTATAAACGCTCAGGGTGAATCCGTCATCACCTTCCAGCCAAACGAAGCAGCAACCAGCGAAGCAGTTATCTTTGGTAAAAGCATGTACGATGTTATATCTGGGGATATGCTAAAAGCTTTTGCAGGAATAAAAGACTTTAACCACTTAATAGGTACGCCCGTCAACCGCTACAGGATGAACTACAAGGAGTTGGATCACCTGCGTAGACTTTACTTTGATTCTGTCGAGAGAAATCCAGAGTTAGAAAAGTTTACAAAGTATTTTAAGTGGCTTGACACGGTTGTCGATACAGTTATCGACAATCTAATCCCAGCTACTACAAACATCGCATCCCATTCGCCAAACGTCGTTGAGAGCCACGCCCTTGAGCGCAGCAAATACCCCATGAAGTACCCAACTCTTGAGTTTAAAGACCCAAGACCATCGGGAACTATATCTCAGATTGTCAGCCTACAAAATATTTCTAGACGACTCAACCTTATCGATGACAGAAGAACAGGTGCTGCAAACTCATTTAACTTTGCATCGTCATCTGCAAAAGTTCCTAACAACAAGAGGGTTGAGGAAATAGGTGCTCAATCAATCGTGAGTGGGGCTATAACGCCCGTTGTCATTGCCAACACTCCATTCCTCACTGGGAACGAAGATGACCGCAGAGTCGGCGCTGTGACTTCATTTAATTTTGCCTCTGGCACAATGGGCAACTTTAAAGACGATTACGAAGTTGTTCAAGCTGTTGGGCAGAAAGGTGCGTTCAATGGTCGATACTTAGCTATTGAGGGCGATCCTGGCGATACTGTTTCGCCTGGACTCTCAGACACGCATGACTTTAGCCGCCCAGCAAGAAATAAGTTTAAAACAGTTATCAGAAGCACGTTTAATGCTCCTGGCTCACCTGAGACGATGCATGGTGGTTTGGATGTCGCCGCAAGAGAGTTCTCGGTTTACAATAACATGAACTACAGAAACTCTGTGGTAAGAAATGCATTTAACACCTTCTTAAAAACCCCATCTGCTTTTGGCGGTTTCCAATCAGGCTCAACTGTTACTGGATCTTTTCACAAGATTCATAGAAACGGTTACGATAAACAGTTTATCGGCGCAACCAAGCTTCAATCGAAAAAGATTTTTGACAACGGCTTTGTTCAGACACAACTGCCAGCCACCGATCTTCAATACCTTTGGATCACATCATCATTCCAAAACACAAACATTAGAAGATACCAAACACAAAGTGCCCACTTGCCAAACGAGCAGATCACATTCATAAGTGGCGCATTGCGTGGTGTTAGCGAGAACGAAGAAATAAACTTTGTTTATTTTACAACTCCACCAAGCAAGATCGCAGAGTTCACTCAATATCACTACGAGCTAAACACAACAGCCAACCTTATTCAGGCTCCACTAGCCATGGTTAATGGAACTGAGGCAGCAACTAGCATTTACTTCCTAAACATTAATGGTCCATACCAAGCACCATCGTGGAAGATGTACCGCAAAGACGACCACCCTGTCGTCAGATTACACAGACAAAACAATGTTGTATCTTTCATGACAGATAGTAAACTAAATGTTAGAGGTGAAACACTGAACTTCCATGTGCTGAACAATGTTACACAGAGTGCAGTTAGTACAACTGATCCATTGTTTATCAGATTACAGGCATCAGATTTTGTGTTGAAAAGTTCGTATGAGAACAAAAAGCTTGGCTTTACTCAAGAAGCTTTGCAGAAAGACCAGCAAGCATTTGAGGCTAGCTTAGATAATCAAAAAACGTTCTTGGATAAAGTTCTTGACGCAGAAAAATCAGAGCCACAAGTTTTTGTTGATTCCTTGACTTTGCGCTCATCTATTTTCCCACTAAAGGATAATCAGTTCTTGCAGAACACAAGAGCTAGAGATGTTTTTGACAATAAGTGGTGGAGAACAAAACGTGGTGACCGCACATTGGTAATGACGGAAAACGTTTTTGGTTTTACTTTTAGTGCATTCGCTGGTAAACCACAAGAAGCGCGACAGTCTCGCTGGTCTATGGACGCTAGAAATGATTTTACGACCACATCACCAGAGAAAGATTCAAGAAACCCAGGCGGCGCAGGTGAAGAATATGGTCCCGACAACCCATCCGGCTCAGGCATCTTACAGAACTCCTACACCACATTCCACCTCTTTCCAGACCAAGATGCGGGTTCAAATCTGAAGTACGGTCCTCTGTATAATAGAAGAACGATTGAGTTTACCACAACAGGCACCGCTTCGCCATTCGCCTCTGTGATAGCCACATCAGTTACAGGTGGTATCATTAACACTGGCGAGGCATTGTGGGAAGTTGGTGATCAATCTGGTAGAGAGCCTTTCTACAACTCTTACGATGCATACGCTGATGAACTTCGCCGCAGAGGCAAAGATCATTCAATCGTACCAGAGTTTAAGATTTCGGATCACATTGAAACGTATCTAACCAACGGTTTTGACTTTGCAACGCAATTAACAGACTTTGTGTCGTTGACTGGTACATCTGATTTTAGCGTTAACAGATATTCAGCGGCAGAACTTTCAGAGGTCGTAGCTGGTCTAAAAGAGGATACTGGTCTCGGAATCAGTAAGTTTGGCTTAAAAGCAAAAGCACTATTAAAACTATTACCATACGAAGGGTTTTACCCACAACAGAGAACTGTTCAGCTTGCAGAAGAATTGAGTCAAAGTTATGCAGATAGTATAGAAGCATTTGACAACAATGGATTTGGATTTAAAAACCCAAGGCAATATTTCTTTGAGCCCTATGTAACTCCCGGTATTTTGTTCAACACAATCAAGTCTGGTCTGGCTGTTGACTACCCAATGTTTGAGGTCACTGCATCAAATACATTTTTCCAAAAAGGAGTCTGCAATGCATTTTCTGCCTCTGTCACTTATTTCGGTGATGCCATAACAAACGAGTGGATTGCGACTACTCTTACCGCAACTGTTTCTACCGATTTGGGGGATATGGTGGCAACGCCGTTTTCATCCTCAATTCCGTTTGTCAACAAGTTTCTTGGAATACACCAAAACTTTACAGACGCTCCATTTACTCTCGGCATATTCAATTATGGTGGTGGTTTAGTTAGAAGAGTCCCTTTTGAGGCTATGCTGGATCCTTTTGGAAACTTCAAACAAAAATACATTCAATTTGACGCAAACAACCTAGCAAATAATACCGGATCGTTCTCTATTGTTGGTTCAAAACCAAAAATCAATCACGAGTTATTTGCAAACAACTTCTTTGCTGAAACGGTTAATTTCTTTTTGAAACGCGGTTTGGTTTCGTTTGAAAGTTTGGCAAAGGATGTTTTCGCTTTTGATAAAACAAAAACTTACCAAATGGATTTGACTCTTACAAACGCAGATGTTTCAAGTGTTAGTGAGTATTCAGAAAAAATTAAAAAGCAACTTCCTTTGATAACTGGTCCACGCCCTCTTGAAGAGGTGTTTATCGGTTCAACTGCGAGCCTAGAACCAACGAAAAACTGTGTCATGTATGATAGACCCGATGCGTTTGGCTTCCCGTCTATTTCTGACGCCTCTGAGAGCGCCGGAACGCGAGTAAATACGAGAAAGTTCTCTGCTTTTACTCCTCCATACTACAATGGCTTTGCTCGCGCACGCTATACTTTTACTCCCACGCAAGAGACGCATACCTTGGACGAAGTTGTTTCCAGCATGAAAATCACCTACCTGCGAGCGAACGAGAATCCATTTAACATTCTCAATGCAGATGAAAGTTTTGTAGCAGAGTCAGAAACGGTCGTAAACCTCATTCAGCCTGATGATGAAATGCAAATCAGCGCTAGTTTTGTTACGGATGCCGTTGTTGAAGAAAAGAAAACGAAGTTCAACGAAGATGGCGATATTGTTGAGTTTGAATCATTTGACACGCCAAGAAAGAAACTAGTTATTCACTCCAAATACGAGTGCCCGGTTCTAAACTTTAAAAATGTGTCAATCACTCGACCTGCGTCTGGTTCAAACACAGCACCAAAAGGCATGTGGCATCAATATGGTGAGATTCCAGATTACAGCAGTACTGGCATCTTCGCAGAAATTAGCGATGGCTTTGTCCAAGCATCTGACCGGGGCTTTGCCACGGCTTCACTTGCTGATAGCCTGGGGATTCCGAAAGAAAAGAAAGCGATTGGTCGCCTTGCTACTGCTCGTGACGTTAAAGAGGGACTGGTTGTGCTTCCATATTACGTGGATAATACAAAAGATCAGCCAGTGCGATTCTTTGAGTTGACCGATGATGCTGTAAGAAAAACCTTGAAGAAAACCAATAGAAGGTCTGTTTCTTCTGCTGATGACCAACTTGTCCGTCAGGCAAGATTAATGAAAGATTATGTGTTCCCACCATTCTTGGATTGGGTTACATTCTCACCACCAGACTTGACAGAGGCATCAATCCAGACAAATGTTAAAAAGCCAATCATGTATGTGTTTGAGTTCAGGAGAACTTTGTCACAAACAGACTTGTCAAACATTTGGCAAGGAGTGCTTCCAGATGCTGGACTCGTAGCAGTTGAGCAAGAATCTGTTATTGATTTGCCCACCGGATACGAATCACTCGTTGGTACAGACGGGACTCCTGTTGATGTTATTAATGCGAATATCAAATCTTTAATCGCTTCAGGCGCTCCATCAATCTTTGAGGGCGATGTAAAAGCCCTGAATGCTATCGAGCTTGACGATCTTAAATTCTTTGTTTTCAAAGTTAAAAAGAGAGGCGAGTTCCAGTACTCACAAATCACAAAAAATGTTGAGGATGATCAGTTCCAGTTTGACTTTAAACCCTTCGGTGTTCAAAGCGAACTACCATTCTTTGAAGACTTTGGTAAAAAACGCTTGGCTTACTCTTACAACTACCCTTACGACTTCTTCTCGCTTATCGAGTTGGCAAAAGTTGATTCATCCGTTGAGTTGTCCGGTAAAATCGCCAATATCGCACCAACAACACCACCTGAGCCACCAGCGTTCGCTAATCAGACCGTGACAGAACCACAAACTGAAGAGGAACAACAAGCTGAAGCTGCCCTCAGCCTGGGCATCCAGGCAAATGTATCAAGCTTAACCACTATCGATCTTAGTGCTTTGTCGGCAAACACGCCCGATGAATCCGAGGATGGAGGGAGAAACAACAGATGACCTATTTTAATAAAAAAGAAGAAGTATTTGATGTGCAGCTAACTTCAGAGGGTCGAAGATTATTATCTCTTGGTAGGTTTAAACCATCATATTACGCTTTTTATGATGACGACATCTTATATGACTTTGGTTATGCCAGTGGCACAGAAATACAAAACCTTGCACAACAACGTATTCTTGATGAAACACAATACATAAAGCCCAACGCACGATTTAAAAGAGCAGTTGAGAAGGGACAGACAAACTATAAGGGTGGCAAACAAAACTTTCAAAATATAGGACAGGACGTATTTTTAAATGAGTCTCCGTATTTAACACCCTTGGGGTCTTATAACTCCCAGGTTCAGGAGGCACCATATTTTGACATGCAAATTTTGTCAAATAATATTAACAACTTGGTTAATGACGATACACAGGTTGTAGAAGCCGCCGCCACTTTTATTCCGCAGTTAAATATTACATGCTCTTATAGATATTTCTATGATAGCTCAACTAACACTGCATACGTAGCTGAAGATCCGCTTTTCTTTATCTTAAAAGAGGAGAACACGCAGTTTTCCAACTTTACTCAGGATTTTGAGATTGAGGTTTATGAAGTCACTGGTTCAACCACCAACTTATCACAGCCAAAATTATTTATTGTCGAAGACTCCAATCCAAAAACCCCTCAAGATATTACCGACAGACAAATAAAAATAGAAACTATTCAAGAGGAAGTTGACAACTTACTGTCAGAGAATTTACAAGTATTACTTGATCAGACGGCAGAGTCACTATTCTCAGCAGAACTACTTACTACAAGGGCACCAAACAGTAAATCAAAAGTGGTGTGTGATGACAAATGAGTTGTAATGAGATCCTACCGCAAATAAGCATCGATGGTATTTCCGTTCGACAGATTGGGTTTGACGAAGCGTCAGACGCCACTCTGGAGGCTGGTGCTTTTTCGCCACAGGACGACGAACGTTTTGAACTCACAATCAGTCACACCAACCTCATTGAGGTTGAAAACTATTTGGATAGCTTTTCTTTAAGAGATGTCCTTGACGCTACAGTCGGACAACCAAACCTTTACAACGTAAAAGTTTTAGTGACGAATGATCCAGAACGCTACGAACTTATAAATGAGTTGGTGGCAGTTGCACAACAGGTTGGCTTTTATCTTTACAACGGAACTCAGACACCAACAGCCCAAGAAGTAAAAAAGTTTATTGATGCTCCTCCTGCCGATGCACCAGCCCCAGCACAGCAGGCAGTTGAGCAACTAAACAAATGTATCTTCAAAATGGCATCGACACCAACCGCTGCTGTCAATCAAACAGTTGAAGAGCCGACCGCTGCTGTCAATCAAACAGTTGAAGAGCCAACCGCCGCCGTCAATCAAACAGTTGAAGAAGACACTGAGCAAGCAGGAGCGCTCCAAGCCGCAGTCGATGCAGGAACATTGTCTAACAATGCTGCTCTGCAATCTTTAATAGACCTAACAGCCACTGCTCCGCAGGTAAAACAAATAGTGTCACTTGCTGATAGAATACTAGCAGCACTAAATGACAACAACTCTATTGAGCTAGACCCAACCGAAGACCAGATATTTACTTTTGCAAAGGCTTTGCAGGTATCAAGCGACCAGATAGAGATTAGTGGGGAACCACCAGAGCCAAAAATTATCAATAGTCAAAAGACGCAAGTCGTTTTCACCGACACTCAGTTAAAAAACTTATATGTGACCATTGTTCCAAATATCGAGTTCCGTGAAAACAATAAACTAGTTTTTACTGTTAGAGATTACGCTTCCATCCCACTCGTTGAAAACTTTGAGCCTCAACAGTTTAGCGAGCAACAAACGGTCGATGTTAGCCTCTTTGAACAAAAGCCCCAGTTCGCCCTTGACAACTTTGCTTTAGCAGCGAGACTTGATTCAGTTAAAAAAGCATTCGGAGAAAAGGGATATTACTCTTACTTGCAAAATACGGGCAATGAGAAAATAATCGCTGACCCTCTTGTATCGGTTGATTATAATAACGTTGTCAATGGGACATTCTTCTTGAGCAAAAAGAACTTATCGAAGAAGCTGACGTCTTATCAGGCGTTACTGGATAATCCCGACTTGTATACTAAAGGTGTGTTATTCTCAGTAAAAATGAGTAAAGTGTTTAGTAATGGTGTCGTCGAATCAATGGCAGACCCAACAACGCTAACTGGATTTACATTTAACCGTGGTATCGCGATTGGTTATAGATTCACTGATTTTTATGATCCGCGAGAATATGATTACAAACTTACAATAACCGCAAAAAATCCTTTAGAGGGGTTGTTCAAGTATGTGATGCCAAAACTTCAGAGTAATATCACCTCATTGACTGAGATTATTGCGTCATTGGACATTGACCGAACATCTATCACTGTGTTTAATCCCGTCTCAGGCTATTTCACGGACGATTATATCACTAGTAATCTCTATAAGGTGGACAGTCAGAACTACAACACACTCAGAAAACAATTATTTGATCTGTACAACTATCTTTTGCCCAAGCAACAGATCAACGTTACAGATAGAACGCTAGCTTCTTTCGACCAGTTTCAAGAGCTTCAGGAGCAATATGACGAGGCATACACCACATTATTGAAAATTGCCCAGGCAGAAGGTATTGATGTCGCAGAACAGGGCTCAAGAAGTTACGTGAAAGGGCAGAAGAAAGATTTCAAACCATACAAGACATTTGATTTTACCTTTGACAAAGGTTACATTCATAGAGATTCAAGAGTGTTTTACGACTTTATTAATCAAACAAAACCTTTTGGCTCTGCTTTTTTGGTGAATCCTAACACGCTGTCTGCAAGAGTTGATCTTGAGGGTATTACCCTTGACTCTTATGGTGTCACAGACGAGAGTAATGCATACGCTGATGACGAGAGACTATCGTTAGCCCCAGTGTCAATAACCATTGACGATGCAACGATTAACCTAGTGACACAGAATGAAAACTTTGAAGCGCTCTACACAGATACCCTTTTAGCAGCGGAACTAGAGGTAAAAGAACCTAGCAACTTCTACACCAATCAGTCAGATCTTGTCGGTCAACTTTTAAATTCTGATGGGGTTACAATCGGTGTGCCAGATGACGCTTTATTAAAAGAGTTGCCATCACAAGATAACTTTATTCCAGGCACCATTGATTCTTCAAGAAAACCAAAGCGTGGCAAAAAGTTGTCCAAGTTTCTCAAGAATATTAAAAAAGCCACAGAGCTTCTCCAGCAAAGTGCTGTGGAACAACTTGGTCAACAGGCAACAAAATCACTTTATTTGGATCAAGCCACATATACTTACAACTTTGTATTGGCAGCTATCCTTGGAAAGCGTCTTGGAAAAATCGATGATAAGCATGGCAAAGTAGCTCAGGCGTTGGGCGATGTTGAATACAAACTCCGTCCAGCATCTTATATCACTAGGCTAATGAACGCCTATCAGTTGGAATATGTATCAACCTTTACCGACGATATGCAGCCAGTTTACACTCCGCTAACAAAACAATTCTTTGTTAACCTGCCCGAGGGTACAAATGTAATGGCTCGCATCGTTTTGAAAGCTGGTATTCCAATCGAATCAGGGTTTGACATCTTCAACGAATATTTCATTATCAGCAACTCAGCCGCTGTGCAAGCTGTGGCGGTTCCGTTTTCGTTCTTGGATACAGAGGTTCCAACGCTTATTACCACTGACGATACCCAAGCCATTCTTGGATTCCAGGGCACCGGCTTGATTAAACGTCCCACCCGATCCTCCGCTAGTCGCCGTGTTGCCAAGGCAACCAGACCGAAGGCTACAGCAGTTATTAATCAACGCCCCCAAGCAGAACCCGCTGAAAGTGCCAGACCGCAAGCGACCGCTGCAACTCCAGCCCCGACACCAACAAGAGCCCCAGCACCGATTGCTCAACCAGTCGTTGCGCCACCACCACGTTCACCAGCCCCCGCCAGACCAACCACAGTAGCTCCCGGTAGAGGAAGTGGTGGATATTAATTTAGAGGAATCTAATGAACAAGAAGTATAAAGAAAATCTGATTTATATTCCAACCGATCTTGTTGGTAATAATATTGTTGACAGCATCAGAAAAGAGTTTGAACTTGGCACAAAAATAAACCCAGCCAGACGTGAACAAATTATCTCCGATGAAAGGTCCGAGGTAAAGTTTAAAAAACTTAGTTCTGATGAGAAAACAAAACTTTATGAGTTTAGGGTGGAAAACTTTGCTGGCGATAAAGCTGTTAAGGAATACGTTGATGGTTTATTGGCGAAGGGCTTCACTGAACCTGTTGTGGCTATTCTTGCTACTTTAAAGATTCTCGGCACAGCCGTTCGCAAAGCTGCAACGCCAATTTTTAATAGAGATCTATTCTTTGATGTTTCATTTCCAGCGGGAAGAATTGTTGACGAGTCTTTCTTTCTTCCTGCTGACGCAACCGAGGAAGAGATAGCAGAGTCAAAACAAGCAGAGGGCATTCCACACTTTTTCTACAAGCTTCGCTCTTACTACAAAAAATACATCAAAGATGATCCATATCAAAGATTTCAGGGAAATACTTCGCAAAACAGTGACTTTGTTCCATCTATGTATCGTCATGTTGAATCTTCATTTTTTCAACCCGATGGCAAGACTTTGAACGAGATAGGAAAAGATGCAAATTACAGTTTGTATGAAAGCAAAAACCTAAACCATGTTGTATTCTACGACTTAGATTCTTACAACACGTTTTTACAAGGTTGTCTCGATATCACAGAAGATCGTCTTAGAAGTGTTGCAACATACAGAGACCAAGCCCCTGCAAACAGTGTGGCAAAACAAATAACAGACCTGAGAGATTTTGTTCCATTCTATTCAAGAACAGAGTTTACAACCGAGAAGAACTCAATGGGCGGTTTTTCTTTCGTAAACTTTTTGAACTCTCCACAGATAGCCCCGTTCTTTCAACAGTTCCTTGGTCTCTACACAGACCTAGTAGAAAACCCTGACAAGTACGAAGGCGCTTCTTGGTTCGACAGCAACGAAGAGTTCTCTGTTTTCAGCCAAGAAACCGGAGAGCAAATAGAAACTTTCAATACAAAAGTCATTAGGGCAAAAGAATTGACAAAAGACGCTGATTTTCTCAACTTTGAACTTTCAAAGGGCACAAACCAAGAGAAATGTTCCAATATTCAGAAAAAATTAAGTTCACTTTTGTTTGAAAAAAAGGTCACAGAGCTTATTGTTGACACTCTTGGTGACAAGGAAGACTTTTGGCTCAACGCCAATTACAGCGAGCCAGTTTGTTACCGAGTAACAAAGACAGATAAGTTTACAGGCAAAGTAAGTCACTGGATAGTTCCAAACTTTCCTTCCTTGCAAGACATTCAAGTTTTTGATACAAACTTGCGCTTCAATGAGGGCGCAGACGCAACATATGAAGTATTTGCCCTTAGAGCTACAGTCGCAGTAGATTACCTGTACACAATTCCAGAGGATGCATTTGAGGGTATAGAAGACCCTATTGGCTTGATCGGGGAAAGTGTTATCGTTGAGCCAGGGTCCGGTGACACGAGCGTATTGCCAAACCTTGCGTTCAAGGTTGAGGCAAGACCCTCGGTTAACTTTATTGAAGTCCCATTTTTCTCACAAGATGGCATCTTGGTTTATGACTCAGCACCCGCTGCACCAAACCTACAACTCTTTGCTTACCGTCAAACAGACAACCTAATGACAGTTATTTTTGCCGGTTATAACGATGAATACCGAGCGAAAAGACAAAACATATTATCATCAGACCAACGAGCTAATGCAAAGGCAGAGCAATACGCAAGACAATTTTATTCTTTCTATAAAGACGAACTATATTACAAAAGCGAGTCATCAGACGCAAAGTTCTTTGAGCTATTCATCACTACAGAACAACCAAAGAAATACGAAGACTTTGAAACGGCAACTAAGATTAGTGTCTTAAATACGACCGATCCAGTCGAGATTAGAAAAGCACAAGACAACAATCAAGCGGTTGGTTCATCATATACCTTAAATGTGGAGCCAAACATCGACTACTGGATAACTGGTAGAGTTGTTGACTTTAACGGTAACATATCAGATCCGTCAACAGTTTTCCGCTTTAAAATTATAAATGACGATGGATACATCAATCCAGAGATCAAGATTTTTAACTTTGATGAGCAGCTTTTGCCAAAAGAAGTTTCACCATCTGAGGATTTTTCTAAGTCCGTCTACATTGCCCCAGCCCCACAACACACCACGCCATTCTTTCAAAATGGCGCAGTTGAGGCTGGAATAGGCAAGGAGTCACCTTTTGGAAAGACTTACAAAGTAAGAATCCGTTCAAAGAAAACAAATAAAAGATTTGACATCAATGTTCACTTCAACAAGAAGTTATACGTGATATCGTCCGAGCAAGATTTACCTTCAGGGTTTGATTATGACGAAGTGTCACTAGATGGTGGAGACTTCCAGATTATTGGTGAAGAATGAAGTTAGAATGTAAAAGGTAAAATAGTATTGAACTATCTATTTATTGAAGTAAAGGAGTACGACACATGGCTTTTCTAAATAACTCAGGAGACATTATTCTTGATGCAGTCTTAACCGACTTAGGTCGAAAGAGACTTTCCCAAGGTGATGGTTCCTTTGAGATTTCACAGTTCGCATTGGGCGACGACGAGATTGATTATTCTCAATATAACCTCACAACCGGCAGCGCTTATCAGGATCTAGACATTCTACAAACGCCAATCCTAGAGGCAATCACAGACAACATCGCTTCTATGAAATCAAAGCTAGTCACTTACTCAGACACGAGTCTTCTCTACTTGCCAATCGAAAAGTTGCAAACATCTGATGCAAATGGTGCTGGTTTTAATACAAGCAGTATCGGAACATTTGTCGCATTGGTTAACGCCGATGGAGACTTTGGTACCAACGTTGGCACAACATATGGCTTCTCAACTCGCTCACCAGCTAAAAACCTGCTCGCCGGTAACTTCCTGGCAAGATCAACTGGGGATAGAACCAAGAACTCAATCACAATCCACCAAGGATTAAACACCACGCAGGTATCTTTTACAGAGAACCTATCCGGCGACTTGACAGAAACAGATTACTTTGTTTTTCTTGATAACAGACTTGGCACACTAATCAAGCCAAATGGCGATACATTGCAGCCAGCTTTTATCGATGACGACAACATCGCAACATACGTCATCAGTCAGGGCAACGCTGTGAACGCAGAGAACTTTGTTACGATCAGAGATCCAGAGACTAACGATACATCTAGCCCATCATCAATTGATGGACCATACAACAGACAAGCGCTACGCTTTAGTGTATTCGCTTCTGATAACTTGGCTTTCTCAGACTTCTTGTTTACGAAGTTTGGCAACACCACAGACACAACAGATGGTTCATACACAAGCGTCTTTAGCATTGACTCAGAAGTCCGTGTTGTCGGCGCGAAAACAGGATACTCTTTGAGCATCCCAATTCGCTTTGTGAAAATCAAAACATTCTAGTAGGACAAAAAAATGGCACAATTTGGAAAAAAGTTTAACGCTAATGATAAGACTTCAGTAACAACCCTGTTGCATGAGTCTATCCCCTTGACAGGAACCCTGGCATCAGGAACATACGGGACATACCCCAGTGATACGAACGTTAGAACGTACACACACGGGATGTTTCAGTCTGTTTTTGATTACCCATTCCTAAGCTCATCGGCTAACCACATTTATGATCTATCTGTAGGTTTCCATACAAGCGTTATTTCAGAAGCGACGAACATTACCGAATCCGACAAAAGAAAGCGAATCAACTTGTACAACTCAATGGCACAAGTACTCGCTGGTTTTGACCAAAACGGTAACCTTCGCAAGTTTGATGAGAACGGTGACCTTACCGAGGGCAGTAAATACAATAAAGTATTTTTTGTTAACTTCTCTAGATTGCTCTACAAGGACGAAATCCAGAAAGGTACATTCTCTTTGAAGTTAAAGATGAGTGGTGCTTTCGGTGCTCCCGACCATATTCTTACATATGCTGATAAGGGCGCTGACAGCGATTATCGCATCAACTCACCAGCCGGTGAGTATGGTGTACTTTACGCCACAGAACAGACAGGAACAACCTTAACCGCTGCTCCTGATGTTCCAATGAGAGCATTTTTCCCAAATACAGCCACAAACGGCTTGGCATTTGCTGGCTTGCTTTTCTATCAAGCGGGCGTTGCTGTACTCTCAATCACTGGTTCATTGACCAACCCAGTCAATGCTGCATTCCCAGCAGATATCGTGCAGAGCCAATACTCAGGCTCATCGTTCGGACTCGGCACAATCGCAAACATGCTAGCATCTGGCACAGTTGATGACTTTGCTAACAACTTCCGTCGCAGAATCGAGAACATCTCGTTTAACAACACCACAGAGTTGAACTCCTCTATTTACTTCTGCCGAGTCGGACACAACGAGTTCAACTACTCAGCAAACCCATCCTACCTATCTTCATCAAAGATTGTTGTAAAGGATGACCCAACAGACACACCAGTGTCTTATGTGACCACTGTTGGTCTGCTATCAGCCAACAACGAGCTACTCGCTGTCGCAAAACTTTCAGAGCCACTCAGAAAGACTCCAGAGACCGAGTATGTGTTGAGGGTAAGACTTGACTACTAATGAAGAAATTCTCAGAGAATCAAGTATTCACTAATTTCTTGAAGACCCACCCTCGCTTGAGGGTGGATTTTCACAGTGGTAACGCATATTACAACGAAAGAATCACAGAAGGAGCCCAGGATGTTTCTGGCAGCACTTCTTTATACCAAATAAACACAGACCGCGCAGCAGGAAACCTAATCTTTCCTTTTGTGGTAAAGGACGCAGCTAAGAATAGTTTTAGCGTAACCACTAAAAAAGCTTACAGGGCATTGAACCCTGGGGCAACGATTAATGGCACGTATCCACTGACTGCATCGGTTACTCGTGAGCGACCCATGACGACCGCTCGCAAAAAAGCCCTGAAGAATACATTAAACTTTTATAAGACACTCTCCTCGGCTTATGATTTTTCAAACTATGAAAGCGCTGATACAAACTTAATCTCCATCCCATCAATCTTTTACGGTGAGAAGATTAAAAAAGGTTCTGTTACACTAAGTTGTTTCTTTAGTGGGACTCTAGTAGCCAGAGCGCAAGACACTGGTCATAACGGTGCTCTAATCCAAACGTTTGGAGCAGCTAACTCAGGTAGCATCATTGGCACCGTTCTTTATAACGAAGGATTTTTGCTTCTCACGTCGTCCGCAGCGCTTTCGACAGTTGCAAACGATACTTGGCAGGGTGGTTCCTCAATCGCGCCTACATGGGTGCTTTACGGACCTTACGAAGGCACTAATGGTCCCGCTTCCGGTTCATGGACTTTGGAGCTTGAGGGAACGAACACTATCCCCGTCATGACGATGCTTTGTGAGGCACCAAAGAATCAGTTCAACTTCTCAAACAATCCAACATTCCTTCTCAGCGGAAGTGTCAGAAAAGAAGACGTACAGTCAAAATCATACACTCAACCAACTGGTTCAACGATCAAGAACATAGTCAGGTCAGATTATGCATCAGGTTCTGAGCCATATGCGCCCGTGACTTACATCTCTAAAATCGGCATTTATGATGATAACAAGAATCTCATCGCGATAGCCAAGCTAGCCAGACCCGTCAAAAAAGACGAGGAAGATGGCTACACATTTAAAGTCAACATCGACTTGTAGTATAATAATCATATGATATTAGCATTAGACGTTTCGACATCTATTACAGGTGTCTCTGTAATAAACGAAGAGGGCGAAGTTGTGCTCTGTTCAGCGATAGACCTCCGCAAACATAAGGATTTTTTTGTCAAGGCAGAAAAAATAAAAGAATACTTGACAGTGATTAAATCAGATGTTAAAGTAACACAGGTTTTTATCGAGCAGCCATTTATGTTTTTCAACTCAGGGGGCTCCTCTGCCAAGACCATGGCAGCACTACAGAGATTCAATGGAGTGGTTAGTTGGATAACATATGTGCTCTTTGAGGTTAAACCACAATATCTAACCGCAGGTGAAGCAAGACGAGCCGTAGGTATTAAAGTTCCCCGTGGCACAAAAGCAAAACCCGTTGTTCTACAATTTGTTCTTGACAACGACCCCACTTTTGAGATACAATACACGACAAAGGGCAACCCACGTCCAGAGTCATACGACAAAGCAGACAGTTGGGTCATAGCAAAGGCAGGTTGGTCAGTATGGAAAAAGTCTCTATCCTCCGCAGAACATTAGGCGACTTTCGCAAAAGCGGTGGGGAGCGTTTGTTTCATTGTCCCAACTGTAAACACCACAAGAACAAGCTATCCGTAAACATCGACAAAGATAAGTTTCAGTGTTGGCACTGCAACTACTCTGGAAAGTCTGTATACAGGCTTATTCGTCGCTTTGGGACATTCTCTGATAAGCAAAGATGGGCAGAGTTGTCACCCGACTTTGATGTAACAAACTTTGACGACTTATTTGGCGACGAAGCAGAAGAAAGAGAGCAAGTAATAGACTTGCCGAATGATTACATTTTTCTAGGTCGTTCAGACTTGCCTATGTCATCCCTTCCAGCCCGTCACTATCTTGCAAAGCGAGGCATCACAATGGATGAGATACTGTTTTGGAAGATCGGGTATTGTCCATGGGGTGAGTTCAAGGATCGCATTATCGTTCCATCCTTTAATAAGGATGGCGATCCAAACTTTTTCATCGCACGAACTTACAAGGGCTCTTGGGCAAAGTATCGTAACCCTGACGCGAGTAAAGATATTATATTTAACGAACTTTTCCTTGACTTTTCCCAAGAGATTATTTTAGTAGAGGGTGTGTTCGACGCTATTATCGCAGGTGAAAACGCTGTGCCTATTCTTGGCTCGACCCTGCGAGAAGAAAGCAAGCTATTCCAAAGTATTGTTCATAACGATACGGCAGTTTACTTTGCGCTTGATCCAGATGCAGACTCAAAAGCTTACAAAATCATGCGAAAACTGTTACAATATGACGTAGACGTTTACAAGGTAGACATCTCAGGTTTTGATGATGTGGGAGAAATGACACGAGGTCAGTTCCAAGAGCGCCGCCAAAATGCCACCTGGGTGGACCCAGATAACCTTTTAGCAATGCAGGTTGCTTGCATTTAGGAGTTATTATGAAAGTTTCACAAAGAACCGCTGGGTTTAACGGCGGCATTCAGTCTGGCACCACAGCTTATGACGATAAAAGCAAGAAGCTGGACGTGTCCCTTAAAGAATCAAGAGATGCAATCATTGGCACGAATAACTTGTCTTGCAAAAAGCGTTTCGTAAAAGAGGATAAAAGAAAATATGTCGGAGATGATTGTTTTGGATTTGAGCCAGACGGTGGTGCATGGTTTCTTGGTGATAAGCTTGTTGCTGTATTTGAAGCAAAAAAACAAGGACTAAAAGGCAACGCCAACGAAAGATGGTTTAAGAACGCAATCATTGCGAAACACATCAACCCCGATGTAAAGTACGTTACCTTCTGTTCCGGTGAAGGGGCAAGAGAGGGCGAAGTATTCGATAAAATGAGAAGGTTGGCAGAGATTACAATGGGTGAAAACTATTCTTTTGTATTGAGCCCTGATGGTTTCACTCCCGAAGAAGTAAAGGCTAAAATGATTGATACACTAGCGAGGTGTGTATGAAACCGTTATTTATGTGGGCAGGCGGCAAAAAGAAAATGCTCAAGAAGTATGATCCCTATTTGCCCAAAACATTTGACAGATACATCGAGCCCTTCTTCGGCGGTGGTGCGATGTTTATCTGGGCGTACAATCAAAACCCCGACGCAAAGTTTGTCATTAACGATGTTAACGAAGGCATAATATCAATCTATCGAGAGATAAAAAATAACTTCGATGAGTTTGAAGCTCGTTTGATTGAGTTATCATCAGAATATTTGCCTTTACGCAAAGAGTTTCAGCCAGATAAAAAGCTAAGAAAACAGCTAGAGAGGGACTGGAATAGAGATTGGGAAGAACTGTATGAGCACCACCCATGTCGTAGGTATTTTTATTTTAAACTACGTCATGAGCACGCATACAAATATAAAGACTGGACAAAAGCCAAAGAAGCTGCTACACTATACTTTCTTATGAAGACTGGGTTCAATGGTATTTGGCAGGTTAACAACAACACTAATCGCAGATTTGGTACGCCATTTGGTCTTGGCAACCAAACTATCCATGTATACGATCACAAGGTTTTGAAATGGTGGCACAAGGCACTGCAAAACACAGAAATACTATGTGGCGACTACGAGGACGTAGTTTCCAAGTGGGCTACCAAGGATTCGTTTGTCTTCATGGACCCACCCTATAGGGATTCTTTTACACAATACGATACTGATTTTCATGATAAAGAGCAAGAGCGAGTTATTTCGTCACTTGAGCATTGCAAAAAGGTTGGTGCTCTTGGCTGGTTGACGAATAGGGACTGTGGAGATGATTTCTTCACATCGCGTTGGGACCACATTCTTTACTTTGATGTGACATACACAGCAGGTCGAAGAAAGAAAACAGAGGATGGTTACCAAGCAAAGCCAGCAACAGAGGTGCTTCTTCGCACCAAGGATGTTTAATGAGTTATTCTATTGCCCACATTTCTGACACCCATATCAGAAATCTAAAATACCACAAGGAATACCGCGCTGTATTTTCGCAGATGTATAATAAACTGCGAGCAGATCAGCCAGACATCATTGTTCATTGTGGTGACTTGGCACACACGAAGGTCAATCTCTCACCAGAGTATTTTGACCTCGCTACAGATTTTCTCAAAAACTTAGCTGATATTGCTCCACTTATTATTATTCCAGGCAACCATGACGGCAATCTGAGAAACACAGCACGTCAAGATGCCATCACACCCTTAGTCACGGCACTTGACCACCCGCACATTCACCTCTTGCGGGCGTCAGGTGAGTTTGTATGGGACGATAACCTAACATTCAATGTTCTATCGGTTTTTGACACAGAAAACTGGATAAAGCCAACACAGAAAGAAAAAATTAATATTGCTCTTTATCACGGCTCTATCTCTGGCTGCGAAACTTCTCTTGGCTGGGTTATGGAACACGGCGAGAACGACGTTTCTATCTTTGAGGGTTTTGACTATGCCCTGCTTGGAGACATTCACAAAACCAACCAAAGCTTGGACGATGAAGGTCGGGTGCGCTATGTTGGCAGCACAGTTCAACAAAACCACGCCGAGGAAATGGATAAGGGCTACTTGCTTTGGACTATCGATAACAAAGACGATTTCAAGGTAGAACTACACACGTTCCAAAACCCAAAGCCGTTTATTACAATCGAACTTACACCCAAGGGCAGAATCCCAAAGAACACCAATATTCCTCTTGGTGCCCGAGTTCGTGTTGTGGCAAATACTAAGCTTCCGGTAGAAACTATTAGGAAAGCCACAGACGTGGTTAGAACCCGATTTAAGCCCGAAAGTCTTACTTTCCTTAACAGGGCTGGG